TACTCTCTGATATTGCTACCATTACCCCAAGTTCCTTGGGAGTGACTACTGGTATTGATAGTGATCTTGACTTGCGCTTCTACACAGATCGTGGGATTGATTTCTATGACGATAGTATCAATGGTATCACCGAAGTACAAAGAGGTGAATTTGTTTCGCTTGTTGATGTTCTTAATACTAATTCGCCTCGCTTCTCTAATCTTGATAGCGATAGATTCTCTGATTCTTCGATTCAAACTATGGACGAAGATATTTTTGCTTACGTTTATCCGTATGGACCAGACTCAGCCTAATATAAATAAATTTAGTTTAAAGGTTTAACGAGACAAAGAATGACCAGACAAAATATAGCAACAGGCACATCTGCCAATGATGGCACCGGAGATACTCTCCGTAGCGCTGGCACAAAAATTAATGATAATTTTGTCGAACTGTATCAGGCATTTGGTACTGACAGTAACCTTTTGACGACTGGAATTACTTTTGATAGCGCTAAAATTGTTATTGCCGGCACTACAAATACAACAACTCTTTCACGCTTTGATCCTGGCGTAGATGTAGAGATAAAATTCCCTGATAGTAATGGGAAAGTTGTTGTAATGCGCCCAGATTCTATTGTAAATTTACAAGATTCAAATGGCGACGGAGCGAAAATTTATTTCGCTAACGTTTTTGATTCTGCTAATGGCTATGGCGTTTTACCGAGCGCACAAACATACCATGGTATGTTTGCTATGAATCATGATAATGGACGAGCAGTTTTTGCTCACGATGATCATTGGCATAATCTACTTGACAGCGATTCATTTACATCCATTGCATCTTTGGAATTAACTACTCCTAAAATTGACAGTAAAATTTTTGATACAACAGGAACTTTTGAGGTATTTGAACTTAATAATACCTCGACAGGTAACACAAGTTATGTAAAAGTTTCAAATGTAAGTGATTCAGCGCCAATCATTGAAGCTGTTGGAACCAGCGCAAACATTGGCCTGAAGATTGCATCAAAAGGCACAGAGCTTATTAACCTTGATGGCGCTTTAAAATTTGAAACTGTTTCATATAACACTGGCCAGAATTTAGATTCAAACGCAAGTAGTTATGTATTTGCGACTGCAGGGCCACAGACTTTCACTTTACACGATGGACGTTATACTGGAGAAGTAAAAAAGCTTGTGAACCGATCTATTCAAGATATTACAATCTTTGCAGGAACCAATAACATTCGTACTCCCGGTAACAACTTATACTCAAGTATGGTGTTAACGGACGTCAATTTTGTAAATATTATTTGGGATGGTGCGGCTTGGATTCTTGATAGAGATTCAGATAAATATATTACGTTCTCCTAAAAGGTAAGAAATTAAATGGCAGCAATTGTAACAAATAACATTAAAAAGCAGTTACTTCAGTCTTTACTGAATGACGTTTCTGTCGATAGCTCAAGTTATTACTATATCGGTATTGGCCGTTCTGACCAATGGGATGCGACCGATACAGTACCAACGCTTGGGAACACCGAAAGGGAAAAGCGTAACTTCCGTACTGCTTTACAATCCATTATTCGAGCGACTGACGCATCGTTTGTTGCATCAAGATACAATTGGACATCTGGTTCCATTTATAGTGCGTACAGCGATAACTTAAACGCTGTTCAAAATTCAGCTACATATCCATTTTATATTTTATCAGATAACCAAAGAGTGTATATTTGCCTTCAGCAAGGCAAAACCACCACAGGTAACGTTACGCAATCTACCGTCAATCCAGATTCGATTGGTACTGGTTCAACTGCAGTAGCGACTTCTGATGGCTATATCTGGAAATATCTGTTTACATTGAGCGCTGTAAGAGCAAATAACTTTTTGTCAGCGAACTTTTTACCTGTGTCAAAAGTTGATTCCGCCAATGATTTAACTGTTGTTGAAACAACTCAAAAAACCGTACAAGATGCAGCTATCGCTGGTTCGGTAATTGGTTATCGAGTTGTAAACGCTGGAGCTGGATATTCCTCAGCACCAACATTAACTGTTAATGGTAATGGGACGGGCGCTAAAGCAATCGCTACGCTTACTACTGCGGGTGGTATTGCTAAAGTTGAAATTGATGACTCAGCTGGCGGTATTCCGTTCGGTAAAGATTATAGCTATGCCTCAATTTCATTTTCTGGTTCTTTCGGTGCACCAACGACTACTGCTGTAATTAGACCAATTATTTCAAATAATGGTATTGGCGCAGACCCAAGAGATGATCTTGGTGCAGTTGGTGTTATGATCAATGCTAAACCTGAGGGGACGCAAAACGGTTCCTTTATGGTTGATCAAGATTTTAGACAAATCGGCCTAATTAAAAATCCTAAGAAAAATCAACTTATTGATTCTGATTTTAAGGGTACTGACGCAAGAGCGATGAATATTCTTACGCTCACAAACATTGATGCAGCTTTTGATAGTGAAGCTGTTCGAGATGCGCTAATCGTTGGTGCAACTTCTGGGGCCAAGGCTCGTGGGGATGAATTACTTTCAAATAAGTTGCATTATCACTTTACTGAAAGTGACGGATTTATTTCTTTCCAAGATGGCGAAGACGTTTTCCTTGACTCAGCAACAGGGATTACCGCAGAGATCGTCACAGATTCCGCAGGCACGATCAAAGCATTCTCTGGAGAAGTTCTATATATAGAGAATAGAAGTGCTGTAGAAAGGAATACAGCGCAAACTGAAGATATTAAAATTATCGTACAACTGTAAGGTAAAATAAAAGAATGCCTAATCCATTTACAAAAACTACTTTTAGTACAACTTACAAAGATGATTTTAGAGATAGCGATCACTATCACCGCATTCTTTTTAACTCGGGTAGAGCCTTACAAGCCCGAGAGCTGACGCAGCTTCAGACTATTACGCAAAAAGAAATTGAGCGCCTTGGTAGGCATATCTTCAAAGAGGGTAGTGTCGTCCTTCCTGGTGGACTTACATTAGATACAAATTTTTCTTTCGTTAAGCTGGCAACAACTGATACAACTGGTTTTGCTGTTGGTGATCAAATCACTGGCGGTACAAGTGGCGTCATCGCAAAGATCTTACGTATTGAACAATTTGAAGATACAGACAATCCAGCTACTTTTTATGTAAAATATTTAAGTACACAAAGCGGTACTGCTGGCGCTTCTACTGTTAGATTTTCACCGAGCGAGTCACTTTCAAATGGCTCAGTTTCAATCAATGTTCAGGCAACTAATACTACTGCAAATCCAGCTGTCGGGTTAGGTTCCCGAGCTGCTGTTGAAGGTGGAGGAACATTTTTCGTTCTTGGGCATTTCGTTACCACTGATAAAGAAGAAATTATCCTTGACCGTTATTCTTCTACACCTAACAAAACTATTGGTTTTAAAGTTACAGAAGATGTTGTAACAGTCGATGATACTGACGCACTCTATGATAATCAGCAAGTAAACCCAAACCTTACAGCTCCTGGTGCAGATAGATATCGCATCCGTTTAAACCTTACAACACAGGATAAGTTAAACGCAGAAGATGCTTTTATCACATATAATGTAGCTGTTGATGGTGTTCTTCAGCGAGAGGTTGATGAAACAACATATAACATTGTTGAAAGAGAACTTGCTACTAGAATTAGCGAAGAATCTGGCGATTATGTTGTAGAGGGCTTCACGTCAAGTCAGTCAAAAGGTGATTCGGATTCAGTCCTGCGATTAGATATTCAAAGAGGTATTGCATACGTTAAGGGCTATCGAGTGGCGAATGAAAAGCCAAACAAAATTATTGTCGAGAAGCCAAGAAGCACTGAAACTGTACAAAACGAAGCCATCGCTGCGAATTATGGTAACTATGTTTTAGTGACTGCTCCTTCTGGTGCAGGTTTTATTCCTAACATGCATGTTTTCCAGAGAGTAAGTTTACGCCCAAGCACTGGATTTAGTGGGACCACCAGAGGTACAGCCAGAGTGCGTTCTTTGACAGAAGACGGTGCAAACTATCGCCTGTACCTTTGGGACGTACAAATGGATGCAGGGTATAAGTTCAGCGATATGAGAAGTATTGGTTTAGGGGCAAACCAATATTTTGATTTAGTCCTTGAAGGTGGTGTCGCTGTTATCAAAGAAGCAGTAAATAATAACCTCTTCTTTAGCCTTGGTAAAGAGCGTCCACAATCTGTTGAAGATGTTTCATTTACAGTTCAGCGCAGATTTGTAGGAACTACCACTGGCGGCACATTAGATTTATCGGGCGATTTAGGGGTAAACGAGAGCTTCACCAATCAAACTCAATGGATTGTGGCAATTGATAGTTCAACTGATGAAATTTTACCCGATGCTACTGTTTCTGGTTCTGTAGTAACAACAAATACAGGAAGAGCAGCCGATGATATTGAAGTTCTAGCTTATGTAAATCTGAGCGCACCAACAGTTCGTACCAAAACTCTAACGGAAACGACCACTACATCTTTGGATGTACAGACCCAAGACGGTCAGCAAATGGTTAAACTTCCTAATCCTGACATTGTTTCAATTCAGTCTTTGGTAGACTCAGATGGTGCTGGAAATGAACGATCAGTTTTAGATAGATTTATCTTTGATAATGGTCAGCGTGATAACTTCTATATGAATGGCCGTTTACTTCTCAGAGGCGGCGCTACTGCACCTGCGACAAAACTCAAAGCAGTCTATCGACACTATGTTCATGGCACCGGAGATTATTTCTCAGTAAACTCCTATAGCCATTTATCTGGGGGCGAACCAAGACAAACGACCACAGTTGGCGCTGGTGGAGGAACTCGTTACGCTGAAATTCCTAAACATAGACAACGTAATGGCGAAACTGTTGAGCTCCGTAATGTTTTAGACTTTAGACCATATATTGAATCAAATGGTGATGCGATTTCTACCGTGTCTGTAGCAAACCTTAATGAGTTACCGCAGAACACTGATACTATCACTGCTGACGTTATTTACTATCAAGGTCGAAACGATATTCTCGTCATCGACCAAAATAAGACTATTAGTTACATTCAAGGTGTGCCAGCGCTCGATAACAGAATTACTCCAAGGCCACCACAGACTGCTCTTAAAATTAAAGAATATCGTTTAAATCCGTTTACTGATAATGAATTAGATGTTGAAGAGTATTTTGTCGAAAACCGCAATTACACCATGCGTGATATTTCTGACATTGTAGAAAGAATTGAAAATCTTGAGGAAGTCACGACATTAAATCTGCTAGAAACGCAAACTGAAAGTATTGAAGTTTTAGATTCCAATGGAGTGAATCGTTTTAAAAATGGATTGTTTGCAGATAACTTTGTCACAATGGCATATTCTAATGTAAATGATTCTGCATATACTGCTACCTTTGATTTAGGAACAGGTAGACTTAACTCAGACGTTGCTATTAAATCAGTTCCACTAGGATATGATTCCGCTGATGCTGCAAACACTGGCACCGCATTAAGCGAAAATTTTGTTCATCTTGATTACACAGAAGATTCTTTTATCACTCAGACTTTGGCGACTGAGACTGAAAATATTAACCCATTTGAAGTTATTACATTCGTAGGATCTTTACGTTTAGAGCCTGAAACCGATATTTTCACAGTAACACGTAGAGTAGGCGGGGGAGTGACTCGTGTTCGTTTAAATCGTTTTGAATTTTTTGAGCGGTTTAGAGGCGGTCGACAAAATACTCCAGACAGACCAAGGGCAGGAAGCGCAGGACTTACCTTGGTGGAAACTACACAGACAACACGTACTACCGTTTCAATTCGGTTGTTACCTTTTATACGTTCCAGATTGGTAAGATTTAAAGCTGAAGGTTTACGTCCTTTAACTCAACACTTCTTGTTCTTTGATGGCGAGCACATTAGTTCATATGCGAAGGAAGAAACATTCTTCACGGCATTTTCGAGAAGGCTTCAAGATCAATATATTAACAGCCGTGCTACAACGCACCCTGATCCAGTAGGAACCACACCTCTTATTTCTGATGCATCAGGGGAAATTATTGGATCTTTCTTGGTGCCAAATAACGATTCTTTGAGATTTGAGCGTGGCGAGCGTGAAGTAAAACTCTTAGATATTAGCGTTAATAATGATGCCGCTTCGCAATCTTCAGCGTTTGCATCTTACTTCGGCGAAGGAACTGTAAGAACAATTAGAGTAGAAGGGACCGTATTTATTACGACGATTCCTCCTTTAGGAAGAGATCCGTTAGCCCAATCTTTCGTTATTGCCCAAGATACTGGCGCTTTCCTTACAGGAATTGATGTTTATTTTTCATCTAAACCAACAGGAGTCGATGCTAATATTCCAGTAAAATTAGAAGTTCGTCCATTACGCAATGGCGTCCCAAGTCAAAATGAAATTTTCACTGGCTCTTCAGTTACTGTTCCTGCGACTAGCGTAAACTTACCAGCAGATTCTGATGATTTAGCTTCGATTCTCGCAGCTCCTACTCGGTTCGCATTCCCAAGCCCAGTTTATATTCCTGGCGGAACGAACGTAGCATTTGTCTTAATGGCTGATACGTTAGATTATAACGTATATGTGGCTAAAGCTGGTGATCTTGTAATAGGCACTACAACTCAGAGAGTAAGACAGCAGCCAAGCTTAGGTTCTCTTTTCCTTTCGCAAAATGCAATTACTTGGACACCAGATCAAACAAGAGATATGATGTTCAAAGTGCATAGAGCTAAATTTGTTTCTTCTGGCACAGCAGTCCTTGAAAATATTGATTACCCTGATCAGATTCTTGACCCAAGTCCATTCTTAACAGCTTCGGGAGATAGCTCCGTTACAGTCTTCTACAGAGGTCATGGCCTTGGTGTAGGGGATAAGGTAACGCTAACTGGTGTAGACTCTACAGGCGACTTTGGAGGAATCACAGGTACTTCCTTACAAGGCGAAAGAACTGTTGTAAAAGTTGATGGAACAGGCTTCACATTCCAAGCTGATAGCGCCGCAACTTCTAGTGTGCTGGTTGGTAACGCCGATGGAAGTGAAATTACCTTCACTGATAATATTCAGATGGATACCTTATTCCCGACGATTGAATCGTTTATCCCAGTTCCTGAAGCAAGAATTACTTACAATGGCTCATTCGCTGAGGGTAGAAGTTTCTCTTCTCCTACAAATACATACGCTATTAGTGGTTCAAGAGCTATCAATCCGTTTGAGCCTATTGACTTTGAATCACCAAAAGTTATTGCACATAGAGCAATTGAAAATACAGAGGCAACATTATTAGCTGCTGGCGATCCTAGAAGATCACTTAAAATTGTTGCTAATTTGACTACAACAAGTGATTTTGTTTCACCTGTAATATTAATGAGCCGCACTGGTATTATCGCAGAAAACAACTTGATTGATAATCAAGATTCTGACGCTTCCGTTGTTTCGCCGTTGAATAATCCATTGACATGGGTTGATGAAACTGATCCACAAAGCGGTTCACATCTTTCTAAGCATATTACACGGCCAATTAGTTTAGAACAACCAGCTGTTGGATTAAAGGTTCTTATCGGCGCAAATCGTCCTGATAATGCTAATTTTGATTTATACTACAGAACTATCTCTGCGGGGGAAGATATAAATATTAACGATGTTTCTTATGTGTTGGCATCCCAAGAGACGATCGTTCAAACTGATGAGGATAGAAATGTTTACCGTGATTATGAATATACGATCGGCGGACTTGGGGGAGACCTTGTTCCTTTCACTACCTTCCAATTAAAGATTGTGATGCGGAGTTCAAATAGTTCTAAAGTGCCAACCTTCAGAGATTTAAGGGCTATTGCACTCGGTACATAAAGGCAAAGATAGATGGCGAATAGAAGCAGACTTTTAAAGCTTGATAGTGATGGTGCAGGAACAATAGAATTTAGAGAGATGAGCTCTGCAGATATACTCAGAGTCTCTAATGTTTCTGGAAGATCGTTCGCACTAAATCATGATTCTAATGATGCAGGTAATATTTCAATTATCCATACTAGCCGCACATTGCAAGTTGATAGTATTGGTGAAATTGAAGATAATTATTACAACGAAGCTACTGGAACCGATATTGATTTAATTACATTGGTTACTGAGACTACTTTTGTAAGGATGCAAAATGCTACACATGGATCACCAACTTCAGCTCAGCCTAAAGATCATCCATTAGTAGGTAATCGACAGCCTTTGCTAGTCGAAGAAGATGTCAGTTACACTGTTACAAACTTACAAGAAGCCAGCTTTGAAAATAATTCCATAACCAATGCATTGCTTGATGATATTATTGTAAACATTTTTGAAAATGGATTATGCGGTACTTATAGCTGGCAAGATAGCGCCCAAAATGTAGCTGCTGGAGTATATAATGCGACTGACGGTATTCATTATCCAGACAGCGACTTATGGCAAAAGAAATTAGTTCACCTTGACAATAATGCCGGAAATGGTGCTGGTACAGATTACCCTCTTTATCAGAAAATTGGCCTTACGCCAGGATCGAGCGCTTTCAAATTAGTTGAAGAAAAAGTTTCTCCTATCTTTCCAGAAGTGACAGGCGGTTCTCTCGACAATTTAAAAGCCTTTAGTGACTCAGATTTTGGTGCTTTTTTCGCACAACAAATATGTAATAGACTTGCATATAATCAATTAAATGATGGCGTTGGAAAATTGCTTTTAAGAGAAACCAGCCCAGGAGTCGATTATAAGCAGCTTGGTCAAGGCATTCGTGATCTTAGGCGAAGTCTTG